CTCCTAATTACAATTGTTTTTGTCTAAGTCCGCTGGCATATCTTTTGTAAACCAAATCCAAGAAGATATTTTAGTTCCTTCTTGTGTATAGGTACATTTTTTGCCTACCGAGCAGGCGCTCAGAGCAAATAATAAAGCCAGGACCATGAATAGTTTATTCATGATTCTCCTTATTTACTTCGTTTTCATATGTTGCTTGTTCTGAGTCGTCTTTTTCGTTTAGCTGACAACATTCTCCAGAGTTTTCTTTTTCTTTGGAGTGCATACCACAACATTTTTTTGGATCTATTGGCACGCTTCACACTCCTCCATGTCATGTTCGCATGTTAAACAAGAACATAAACCATACATATCACCGTGTTCTTTAACATTGCAGTGACATCCACAGTTACAATGCTTACACTTATTTTGTTCCATAAAAATCCTTAAAAAACCAATCCATAACTTTTTTCCACCATTTTTTAATCATCCTTCTTCTCCTCAATATTATAGAAGAATCTATCAGAATCTTCTGTTTTCCATTGACGATCATCTTCAACATTCCATTCGGAAGTCTGGACCTTCCAATCGTAAGGAACTTTATCCTTAACAGTAAATGAAGGAATACTCCATATAATTCTATTATTTGGTTGAGCTGCATAATTGCCATTGTCTAATGCCAATATATGTGCGCACTTATGTTCGTGCGGAATTTCCGAGTGATCTGTATCTATTATATTACTCTCTGGATGTGCCCAGTCAACAGTAAAGAGATAAGCACCTGGATACCATTTTTTATCTTTTCCTATATATTTCCCAGACTGGGCGTCCAGGATATCAAAAGAAGTAACGCTAGGATAGTAACTAAAGCAATTCCATAGCTCCAGCTCATCAAGTCTACATCCAGGAACTTGATCGACTCTAAATCCTCTTTGAATGAATGCTGATATAGGGAGACGGTAAAAGACCGCACCATTTTCCATAATAGCGTGAAAGAGTATAGGACGTCCCGTAATCGATGCCAACCCAAATATAATACAATCCTCCACCTCTCCATGGTGGTCTTTAAGGTCATAGAGATATTCTCTCCTGATCTGTGCATAAGTTACAGGAATGTTTACATTCAGATAAGCCATCTCTCATATGGCCCTAGTTTACTAGAAAATAAATAGCAACGACTACTATCACTGCAATGATAGATGTCTGTGGATGAGCTTTTGCCCATGTCCAAACTTGTTTTACTTTTTCCATAGTTCCTCCTAATTTATATTACCCCAATTGTCACCAGATTCGTAGTCTACTTTATTAGGTACTTCTAGTGCAACCGAAGATTCCATTATTTGTACTATTTGTTTAGCCTCTTTATCATCTTTTACGGAAATATCCAACTCATCATGTACTTGTATATGAGGTATAATTCCTTCTTTATGTAGATCAATCATTGCTTTTTTAGTCATATCGGCTGCTGATCCCTGTATTAATTTGTTTAATGCTTTATAAGTAAAAGCTCTTCTGATCCCTGGTCCGTGTTCCAAGATTGCTTGATCGTGTGGTAATGCTTTATGAATTCCGAACTGATTGGGTTCCCACAAATGAAATCTACAAAGTCTTCCAAGTAATGTTCTAATTTTTCCTGAATCCTGAGCACGCTTCATTGTTGCATCCATAAGTTGTTTTACAAATGGAACTTTGTCATGATACGTTTTAAATAGTTCTTCGGCTTTTAGTTTACTTACCCCTAATTCAGCCTGTAGTTTATTTTTTCCCATCCCATAAAATAATCCTAAGTTAATTGTTTTCGCCTGAAGTCTGGGAATATTAGCCATATCCGCAACAATTTTATGAAAGTCTGCATCTTCATTTTTGTAAGACTGAACCACTTCATCCACTCCATATAAATTTAGTTCGGATGCATAGTGTACGACGAGTCTTGGCTCTTGTTGATTGTAGTCAAAACAACCCCATTTACATTTTTCTTCAGGAATAAATAATGATCTGATCCGTGGTCCAAGTTCCTTATTTCTTGCTGGAACCTGCTGTAAATTTGGATTATTCATCGAGAATCTGCCCGTCACGGTTCCTCCACCTTCGGACCGAAGTTGGTTAATTTCCGCATGAATCCTACCTTTTTGGCTATGTTTAAGGATGGTATCTATAAAAGTTGTGTGAGCTTTATTAATTTCTCTAGCTTTGGCAATACACTTCACAACATGGTGAGGATGATTCGCTAAAAAATTCTTGGTAAAACTTGGAGCTTCAGTTTTAACTGTGCGCTCATAAGGTAATCCCAGCTTATCAAATACTTTAGCAATGGATCTGGCAGCCCAGATCTGAACTTCAATTTTGGTTTCCACATACACTTCACCTAGCATTTTTCTTTCTTGTTCTATTAATGTTTTCTTTTCGATCGCAGCTTGTTCTTGATTTACACGTACACCTAGAAACCTCATATCAACAAGGCATGGAAATAATTCCATTTCCATTTTGAAAATAGATTCAATATCTTGGGTCAAAATTTCTTTCTTAAGTACTTGCCATAACTCCAGAGTGAGTTGAGCGTCGCGTTCCGCATATGTCCCAACATACATTGCTGGAAGTCTATACATTTCGGCTTTAGGGTCTACTCCCCAACTTTTTGCAGCTTCATATAAAGCTGCTTCATCTTTTCCTTTTCCAATATAATCTCTACATATTCCATTCAAGTCATAACGTAATCTATTTTCATTAACCAGTCCTGCTGCAATCATGGTATCTATAATTCTTCCATTAATCTTTAAACCTAGAGATTGTAACCAACAAACATCATACATGGCGTTATGAAAAATTTTATCTGCTGGTGTATTTAAAACATCTTTAAGCCATTTTAAAACCATCTGACGGTCCAGATTCCCTCCACCTTCATGAGCAATAGGATAATAGGCACAGAAATTTTCTGTAGCTACGGATATTCCTACGACTTCACCAACTCCTACTACTGAACCTGATCCCATTCTTATATTTAAATTTGGATCTTTAGTTTCTAAATCGATTGCTATTTCACATGCTTGAGTTAAATCAGGAAATTCTTCTGGGGGTAGCCATTCTGTTGGTGGCATAAATAAGGGGGTTTGCATTAAGAATAATCTCTTTCAATAATCATATCAATGTAATGTTTTGCTTTCTCCAAATCTTGTACTTCTCCTTTAGCTGCGTGTCTGCAAATATATTTAATAGCATTTCCTTCGGCAAACAGCAATTTGTTTTTATTAATAAATTCACTGGGTTGAATCTTCATGTCTTTATAGTGAGATCCTCCAATTTGTTTTTTATAAACACTCATAATCTAAATGATTTATAAATATCTTTTGGTCTGATTATATGTAAATGGTCCTTGGTCCGTGTTGCACCGACATAGAACAAACGATTCTCATCGTCGGGAAAACGATCCATATTTTTTTGAGTATTGTTACTTAAATCTGTAAGAAGAACTACATTTTCTTTTTCACCACCCTTGACACCATGAATCGTTGATAATAAAATGCGTGGTTCTTTATTAAGTTGCTCACCATTAGCTCTCATCTTTCTGATATATTTAACTTGTTTTTGTGGAGCAGAATCAAAAGCTTCATACCATACAGCTTTAGTTTTTAACCCATGATTGTTATAAACTTCTGTCATGTTGTAAGGTTTATCTTTATTAAGATATTGAAGATTTTCTTTTGCATAATGATCAGGAGACATATAAGAAGACACCCTTTTTATTTGATCATGCTTTAAGTCATTGTTTTTACGCCATTTTTCCCAATCAATGATAGCTTCATGCAAATCTTTTTCGTAATCTTTTTTAAATTTATTTTTATAATAAAGACCTTTAGAATATAAAACATTTTCTAATTCATTTAACATGTAACGAGTTCTAGCAAGCACGTACCATTCTCCCTTACTCATATCTACATCTTGAAAGTCATGGTAGTAAGAGAGTAATCCATTTTTATTTTTAGGGGACCATTCTTTATGATGACGCTTAGAAATTCTTTTGACAATTCCCATCGCTATATCATGAACAACTCTAGGAACTCTATGTGATTCTGTTAATCTTAAAAATTTCCCTGTTTGAGCAATGAAACTATCTACATCTGCACCTGCCCATCTAAAAATAGCTTGATCATCATCACCTGCAATGTAGGAATCTTCTGTTTTATTCCAAATTGTTTTTGCCATATCCCATTGCATTATGGATAAGTCTTGAGCTTCATCAATAAAGACTACATCAAATTTTGGTGATGCGTCTGATTTTATAAAATCTAAAACCATGTCATTAAAATCAATTAGTCCATGAGCTTTTTTATAACTTTCTAATTCACCACTTAAATTTTTTAAATCCCTGACGGACACATCATGGGAATGTTCTTTTAAATTATACTGTTGTTCAGGGGTAATTCCTCGAAGTCTAGCGAGTTGAATGATTCTTAAGTAATCACTGTTAGTGGTAAATAATCCTGTTTGTTCATCATCCCATTCATTATAATCCACACGTAAATTAACTTGTTTACCTATATCAGCATAATGCTTACGTTGCATTACATTTTCTTTTTTAATACCTAATCTTCGAAAAGCTAAAGAATGAAGAGTTCTAAAATAAGGAAGATCATCTTCTGTTAAATTGAATTTATCCATCGCACGCTCTCTACCTTCATTTGCAGCTTTTTGAGTAAAAGAAAAATAGCCAATACGATTAGGATCAGTTATTTTTAAATATTTATCTACTTCGTTTAATAAAGTTTCAGTTTTTCCTGT